GCGCGTCGCCGTCGTGTTGAGAGCACGCACCAAGGCCAGTTCGGTCGAGTTCGTCATTTCATCGACGAACGAAAGCTGGTCGAATTCGATGGCAATTACTGCAGCGACCATGGCAGGATACCCCTCCACGCGTCACCCGAGGTGTCCACCAGGGCCAGCAAGCTTGCCAGTTCCGCTTTCGTAGCGTTCCGGACTTCAACCCATACGAAACCCTCCCGTTCAGGGCGGCTCGGGCCGGTCACATATGCCTCGACATCGCTGAGAATGACGAAGGCGCTCGCAACCACGTTGGTCACTTCCGAGACCTTGAAGATGACGCGATCGACGATGTCTACCATCTGACCGGTTCCGTCTTCACCCTGCGCCTCGAGAACAGCAGGACGCTGATGTAGCCGGATATTAACGGGCATGGGAGTTCCCGCGGCGTGTGTGAGATACACCGCGGGAATCGAGAAGGTGTCATGGACTGGAAGCAGATACTCTCGCTTCCTTTCCCGCCAGTTCATCAGACGAGCGCTCCGCTGTCACCGTCGTTGCCACCGGCGTCACTCTTGGGCTTCGCAGGCGTCTTGGCCGTCGTCGATTTGCCTTTGCCTGTCGCCTTGGTTTCGTCGGCGCCGGAACCGGTCTCGTCATTTTCGAGATCGACTTCCTCATCGGGGTTGGCGAGCTTGTAAAGCTTCATTTCGTCAGCTGTCGGTTCGCGGATGGCGCCGAGACGGACCATGTCTTTGTAATCGGCGTTGGTGAATTTCTCGACTTTGCCGACGGGAAGCTCTTCGTCCTTGCGACGGATGCTGTGAAGCGTAAAACCGTATTCCATTTTCTCAGTCTCCTGTTGATGGGAAAAAGCATCCCCAAGCCGGGGATGCTGCATGCTCTATGCGCCGACGCCGCCCGATGGTTAGGGTGCGATGACGTTCGCCAGCAGCGTGGCATTCGGATTGATCGGAACGAACAGCGGAGCCGACTTGTGGGTGATGTATTCGACTTCCAGATCACCCGGCTGCTCCCAGTTCTTCGGGAAGATCGGGAGAGCTTCGTAGCCGGCTTTCTTGTCGATGATCCGGCCGAATGCACGAGTACCGCTGACAGCCTCGGCGGTGCTCGTGAAGAGGATCTGGTGGTTGCCGATGTAGCGCGCTGCTGTACCGGTTTGCGGATCGATGTAGGTCGAATTGTCAACCCAAAGCTCGATCGACTGGCCAGAACCGCCACCGATGGTCATTTCACCCACTTTGAACACCGGATCGCCAGAGACGAGGCCCCGTTCATAGGTGATGTTTCCACCCTTCAGGTTCAGGTCCAGGTGCGTCTTGAACTCTTCGTCCTTGCGCATGATGGCCCAAACACCGCCGCCCATGGTCGCACGAACCGGGACACCGCCGAAGTCTGCCGTCGCCATCCGGTCGATTACCAACTGGAAGAAGTCGACGATCGAAACACCGGCTTCGCCGAAACGGCTGCCGGCACCGAGCGTGATGGTGTGGTTCGCGGCGCGCTTGAAGTCGACGAGCGTGGTCGGGTAGTTTTCACCAGAGATGGTGACCTTGCCGTCGCGAAGCGCGGTCGCTGCCATCCAGTTCCAGCGGCGATTGATGGCACGAACATGGCTCTCGGCGATGGCAGCGCGGATGAGCGTGAGGCGCTGCATCGGCGTAAGCTGCACGGGCATCTGAGACATGTTCGCATCGATACCGACACGACGGCGAAGCGGCATGAGCGGGTCAACCTGGTCTTCCAGTTTGATGTATGCCGGCTTGAAGCGGAAAGCCGTGCCGGTGTCTTCATAGACCGACTCGCCGCGAGCGAGCGGCATGACGAACGGAGCGAGCTTGCGACCCTGCACCGGCATCTTTTCGAAATCGATCCATTCGTCGTTGGAGCGCAGTTCGTAGGGGAACCACTGCGTCCAGTAGAGCGGATCGGGCTTGATGTCACGGAACACGCCAAGGAAGCGGCTGGTGTCCCAGAGTTCGAGATGTTGAGTCTGAGCGACCATTGAAGCCTCCTGTTACGCGCGCTTGGCGACGATGATGGTGGTGGGAGTGGGCGCGCCACGGAAAGCCGCCTGTTTCAGCGCATCCGTGCTGAAAGAGGCGTCCCATACGAGCGCGTCCTGATTAAAGCAGCCGGAGTAGAACACCTGGCCGTTGACGGCCGGAGAACCGGCGCCGCCGCGCGAGACGGCGTGGGCGAGCACGCCGATGGCCTGCACGTCGTCGTCGGGATCGGTGCTACCGGTCACGGCCGGCACCAGTTCACCCGTTGCGTTCAGGCCGAGAACGGTGAACTGCGCGTAGTTCGCATTCAGCGGAATCGGGAACGAATAGGCCGGTGCCAGTTCCGGATGGGAACCTGCCAACAGATGGTTCTGCAGGTAGGTGTCGAGTTCCTCGAACGCTGCGCGGCCGGGATCTACATAGGGAGGCGTAATGTTTGCCATCGCGGTTTACTCCTTGTTGTCAGAGAAGCCGGCGAGGCCGTAGCCGCGGATCAGCGCTCGGTCCTTGTCGACATCGGTTGCCTGGTTATCGTCATTGCCGTCAGCACCGGCATCGATGTTCGGCTGCTTGGTGCCTTCCATTGCAGCAGTGAACATGCCGGGAGGTGCGCCGGCGCCCGACTGCGTGGTGTCGGCTGCGTCGGTTTTCGTTTCTTCCGGCAGGGATGCCAGAAACGCCGTCGCCTCATCCGCAGACATCGATGTCTTCAGGGCGGCATTCAGCGCGGCGGTGGGCCGTGCCTTGCCAGCGTCGGAGCCGATGATGGCGTTGATGCGGGAAATTGCGTTGGCGGCGCCGGTCTTTTCACCTTCAGCCACGCCTTCCGCACGGGCGGCAGTGACCGCAGCTTCGTGTTCGGCCTGAGAATTTTCGGCCATTGGTTCTTCTCCTTCTTGTGAGAACGTGGCCTCAAGGGCCGTTACAGCGTCGTCGAGAGTTCCGATGGCGTCAGCCAATCCTATCTTGACGGCTTGACGAGCCATGAAGGTCTGCGCGTCGGTATCGTCGACCGCCTCCTCCTCCATGCCTCGACCCCTCGCCACCATGGCGACGAATTGCTTGTGGAGTTCGTCCACTTCCGCTTTCCACTTTTTCCGGGCTTCCTCGGAAAGGGGTTCAAGCGAATTACCCTGCGCTTTGCCGGGCTTGGAGCGGATCATGTTGACCTTGATGCCCGCGCTCTTCAGGTATTCAGAATATTCGAAATGAGTAATGATGACGCCGATCGAACCGACGCCTCCGGTGCGCGCGACCGTGATATGGCTGGTCGCAGCGGCAATGTTGTAAGCAGCAGAATAGGCGTGCTCGGCAGCGACGGCACGGATCGGTTTGATGTCGCGTGTCTCGAAAATAAAGTCGACGAGGTCCCAGTTGCCCGAGACCATGCCGCCACCAGAGTCGATGACAAGAACGATCCCTTTCACGTCGCTGTCATCACGGCCACGTTTGATAGCCTGATGGATGTACTCATAGCCGGTGATCCAGCCGCCGATTGTCCATGGGAAATTATTGACGAGAACGCCTTGCACCGGGACATAAAGGATGCCGTTCTTGACATTGTAGGGCCGATAACGTGCCCGCCAGTCGTCTTCGCTAAACCAGAAATCGTTGTCGTTGGCGGCAGCCTTCTCGATCTCACCGAGATGCTCGGCAGCCATATGAGCACAGGCTTCGAGCCATGAACCACGGGTTTCGGCAACGAGAGCGGTGCTGTCCTGAAAACGTGCGAGGATTGCGTTCACGCCGCCTCTCCTTCTCTTGGTGTGGCGGACAGTGAGTTTTCCATGTCCTTGGTGTCGGTGCTGTCGTAGATCGACGGATTGCCGTAAAAGCTGTCGAGTTCGCGTTCGCGCTGGATCTGGCGCGCGACGCGGCGATAATCACCGCCGCTCATCTTCGCGATCTCGGCTTCCTTCGTCGAAAAGCCGCTTTTCACCTTGAGAACGGCGGCCTGAGTTTCCTTGAGCGGATCAATCTGACCCTGCCCCGCGCCAATCCATTCGCAGGCACAGTAAGCTTCAGCGTTCAAACCCTCGTAGAAGAGGGGAACGTTCTTCCGCTTGAGGCATTCGAGATCGTTGTTGTTGATCGCTTCCTCGAGCCACAGGCGATAAATGAAGTTGGCGACGCCGTCGGCGGCAATCGCTTTCTTCGCGTTCATGCCCTTTTGTGTCTCACCGATTGAAGCGCGGGCCGACGAATAGTTCGTCTGCGTGAAATCGCGCGAGAACTGCTCGTAGGAAAGGCCGAGGGCCGCTGCGATGTAGCGCAGAAGGCTTTGTTCGTACTTGTCGCCGAGCGGGCCGGTTGCGCCGGTATTTTGAAGCTTGAGCTTCGTGCCTGGTGCGAAAACAGGAATCTTCGCTCCGTCCATATGCAAGTTCGTTGCAGACGAATTGTAGGCTGCAATCGCATCCAGATAGGCGGTCATCCACTCGACGGTGGCGTTGCCCTCGGGAGGCTGCCCACCAAGGGCTGCCAAGACATCGTCGGGTATTTCTGACTCGATTGACGCGGCATAGCTCGCGGCCACGACGGCGCGTTCCAGTTCCGTGCGACGGAAATGCTTTGTCATCCGCATTTCGGACAGTGCTGAAACGAGATCGGAAACACCGCGGGACTGGTCGGGGCGATCCTGTTCATAAATGTGCAGGATCATTTGACGACCCCACCGATTGCGAGCGGGGACCCGCGTCCAGTTCATATCGGAGAGACTGGAAAAATCGTGATACGGCCCGTCGTTCGGGTGCGAATTCCGGATGTGGTACGCGACCGGAGCGCCACGACGATCACGCTCAACCCCGTTGCGGATGCGCGACCAGTCCTGCATGAGCTTGTCCATCGGAGTGGAAAGCCGATCCGGATCGATCATTTGCACGGCGGAACGATAAGGGCGGCCATCATCCGGCATCCATTCGGCGCTCGCGAGAATCTCTCCGCCGCCAAAAAACGTGCAAACGCCGAGACGAACCTGCGCAGTGAAGGTATTGATGCGAGCGGCGTCAGGCCATTTCTGCTGGCTTTCGCCCCACAGCATGAACTTGGTCTCGGTTTCTTCCTGAAACTCTTCTTCCCACTTCGCGTCCTCTTTACCCCACAAGACCTTTGTCTCGGGCCGGGCGTTCAGTTGGTAACGAGAACCGACGATCGAGTCGCGATAGATGTCGGCGCCACCGGAAACGAACGCATCGTTGCGGATTGTATCGCGGGATCGGGCATCAAGATTGGTTTTCTCAGGGAGGATTTCGGCGTCGGCCGAGCGTATCGCTGGCTGCCAACGAGCGAGCCGGTCAAGTTTCGATGCGCCGTCGTAAGCTACACCGCCCGATGCTGCCGCCGTAGCATCGGGCGGTTGCACCGTATCGGCGACCGCTGTGGAGACATCAGCGGCAGTTCCGATCAGGTCTGAAAGATCAACAGCCGCCCTCATCCCCACGTCGGCCTCATGACACGATGCGGAGTCGTTGGCTGTCCAGCGATTTGAGCTTTGAGGTCTTCGATGTACTGACGAAGGCGGGAGATGTTTGCCATCGTGTAGCGGACGGACTCGCCGTTGCTGTCACGGACCTCGGCGACGCCTTTACCGGTCAATAGCTCGTGAAGGGCCTTTTCAGCCTCTCGTAACCAAACCTGCAATTCGGCGATTGTCGCCATTTGTCACCCCGCAATGCGCTCTTGCAGGGTGAGTAATACCGCCGTTCATTCTTAATTACAATATTAAGTTGGAATTTTGTAAACCATTTCCGTGTCATGCCGCTCATCGGCAACGTAATAACCGCAGCGGGCGAAAATGCATAAACAAAGCAATTTCAACCACGTTAACGCGCAAGTTCATCAAGACCTCCTTTCATTTCAAGCGTTGTCGTTACGTGACAATTATGCACTCAAAAAGTGAAAGTCAATCCTAACGTGAATTTTATGCCAATTTTTTTGCAAGCTCCGCCAGTGCATTGAGGCCGGTGGGTTTAATCGGTGGAGGATCATCATCAACCTCACCGCCTGAAACGAGGTCATTACGATCCCACTCTTCCGCCCAAGAAGGTGGGTTTTTCCAGTCTATGCGGTCGAAACCGAAGTGCGTGTAAGGCACATTCTTCTCGATCGGTCTCAAGGAAATACCCTCGGCATAATAGGTCAAATCGAAAGCTTCGTTGCGCTTCTTCCGGGTGTTCAACCAGCCTTTCGCTGTGCGTGTTTCGGACGTTAGCTGCACAAAATACCAGTCCTCGGCCCAGTCAGGGAATCGCAACATGCCACCGTCGACACCCTCTTCGGCGATTCGCCGCGACATCAGCAACGAAACCGCATCCTTGAGCTTGTTGGAATTGAGCATGACCACCGGCACGTCACCGCGCGCAATTGCAAGAGGTCCCTTCTGTGACGAATCGGGCCATTCTGTTCGAGCCAACGGTTTGGATTTGGAAGCCTCTCCCTTCACAAGGATAAAACGGCGATGAGAGCCATCCTGTTTCGCTTTCAGGCGGCGCCAGAAATTATATGCATGGGCGGTGACACCTTCTGCGCCACCTGAGTCGGAGGCGGTGGCGCGGATCGCCATGCGCCGACCGCTCCCGTCGCCCAGTTCGTATGTCTTGTTCATCACCTCTGGAAGCAAGACATCCCAGTCCTCACCAAATGCCGCAGGATCGATTGGCAGACGATCGCCGTTCGCATTGCGGCGGTTCGACAGGCGAACCTTGAACATGTCGACGACGACGCGATCACCGTCCGCCGTGTATCCCAAGACCTGGACGACAAAAGAGTTCTTCTGGATGTCGACGGTAGCGACGAGATATCGCACGCCTTCCGGAACAAGCGGCTCCTCGGGCGTCGACCCCCAATCCTCACCCTTGGCTTTCAGCATATCGGGCGCGAAATCGGACAGGCGTGCCTGCGGGATATAATAGGTCCCTTGGTCCGTCGTTCTCGTCTTTCGCAGCGCGCTATCATCGCCTGTTTCCTCAAGCTCCTTGAGAGCGTTCAGTTCGAGCATCACCAGGTCACCCCACTCGCGATAGCCTGCGGCCGGGCCCTTCAACCAGAACGACGCGATCGTTGACCGCGTGACCCTCATGCCCGGTCGAACAACTGTTCTGCCGGTCAGGCCCGGTTCAATCATCTCACCTTCACGAATCCAGCGACCGTTCCGGTTCAGTTCGTGTTTTTGGTGAGGCTTAATCACACAGCCGTGGCACGGGCAAATCATAACTGTCGCATCGCGCGCTTCCATGGGGTCCGTGTGGCCACCCCAGTCGAGCAATTTGAAATCCGGCTCAAACCACTCCTCGCACTGTGGGCAGCACCACTGCCATCTGCGACGGTCACCGCGATTATACAGCGCGAAGATACCCCGGATGGGAGGCGCTTCATGAGGCGTCTTCGGCATCCAACGAGGATCTTGAATTTCCTTATTCGGGTTTGGAGACGACTCAGCGACGGTCATGCCGAAACGCTTGAATGTCGTCGTTCGCATCGACAGAAGGTCGTAAAGATTACCTTCACCGCCGATATCGTCCTCAGAGCGATCATAATCGATCGAAGCTCCGATCCTCACCGTGATACCCGAAAGGTTCGCTGGCGTTGGGTAGGTGACCAACACGCGCATTCCGCTCTTGAAAGTTTTGTCGAACGTGTTGTCATACTGGCGGGCGGTAAGTTGCTCGGCATGAATTTTTGTCGACGCTTTCAGGTATCGACTTAAATCGCCGTTTGACCACTTTCTCGCGTTTTCTCGGTCCATGTGCACTAACAACATATCCGTCGGATCAGTCTTCACGGTGTGACTGATCATGTTGAGGACCATAACAGTTTTGCCGGTTCGCGCTGGACCTAAGAAAACCATACCGGTGAAATCGAGCGATGTCGTTTCATCCTGGGGCTCCTTGAGATACGGCGTTCGATCTTCTGACCACGGTTGGCTGTGGCCGCCGCCTGTACCGATTTTTGTGTACTTTTTCGCAGCATCCGTCACCGTCATCCGGTTTGCCGGCTTCATATCGTCAAAGGCCGATGCTACGATGTCCTCGAGCGTTTTGAACCGCACCGAGCCGATCAGCTCATCGATCGTGGGTGGGCGAATTTGGCGAAGAGATGAGTTCACTCATCATCTCCCGTCGGACGATCAGCGTCATCAATCATACGCCCGCTGCTGTCGAGTTCGCTCTTGATGTGAGCCGTCATCGAAAGCGTCTCGCGGGGCATTTCGACGAGCGTTTTACGGACATCGTCGACAAGACGGTTGGTGGCATCAACGAGCGCACCGTACTGCTTGTTGCTGAGCAACTCTTTCTCGGGCAGGTCTTCGATCCACATCTTCACGTCCTGGCGGATCATCATGGCGACGCGCCCGAGCACGAGCGTCACATCTTCCGTGTGCCAGAGATCGCCCGAGGCGAGCATCACGCGATTCCGCTGGTGCGCTGAGTCCCACCACATCTTGCTGACGTAGGGCGGCAGGCTGGCGGCGTTCTGTTGCGCAAACCAGTCCTCAATGCTGCCACGCGGCGGCACGAGATAGGACATGGCAGTCATGAAATCGTAGAACGGCACCTGTTTGCCGCCGTGCGTAGCCCACTTGGCGACCGGGCACTTTTCAAGCCGTTTCTGAATCTGCTTCGGCTGCTTGCCGACTACGTTGGCGATGAACATCACGCCGACAGGCTTGCGAAACTCGGTATAGTGCGGAAGGTCTTCCTGCATCTGTTTCTGCAAACGCGCTTCAGCCTCCGCCTTGGTAGGCCTGCCGCGCGGACGGCCTGCAGGCTCACCTCCGCCCATCAAGTCACTCAGATCGACCATAGCTCACACCAATAGGTCTGTGAGGTCGACATTGGGTCGACGGGTGGTCTTCGCGATCCACTTCTCCACGTCGCTCCTGTTCCAGGCCGAGAAGCGATGTGAAATCCGCGTCTGTGCGGGAAATGTGCCAGCCTTCACTCTGCGATAAATCTCGGCGCGCGATAACGTTGTCACCTTGGACACGTCGGTCACCCTCATAAGACTGTCACTCATTTCGCGTCTCCATTAGTCTCGTTTAAATTGATATTCACTCTTTACGTGAAATTCAAGAGTCGTTATGAGTAATTTCATCAGCCGAACGCTGTTCGACGAAACCCAAGAGATGGAGGTCGCCATGCAGTCGGCGGCTAAAGCCCGCCACCAGAACCCCGGCTCCGAGGGTCAAATCGGGCATCAACTTTGAGCGAGACGACGCCGCATGAGTGTGATTTTTACCGATATCGAGTGCTATCACGACTTCTTCTTCATCGGCTTCAAGCGCGAGGAAGACGGTAAGCGTGTAGGCGTGGAGTTCAGTTCAAGATCACCGAACTATGATCGCAGATATGTCCGCTCCGTCTTGAGAAAGCATACCACGGTCGGATACCGCAGTTTATCTTACGACGTTCCGATGATCTGGTACTCGTTACAGGAACACGTCACCAACGCCCATCTCAAACGCGCCAGCGACCGTCTGATAGAAGGCAACATCCAATGGTGGGAAGCTGAAGAATTCCTCGGCATCGATATCCCTTTCGAGGTCAAGAAATTACACATCGACCTCTCCGAGCCGCAGCCCAATGCATTCGCCAGCTTGAAATCACTCAACGGCCGAATGATGGGCAAACAGCTACAAGACCTGCCTTTCCCTCCCGACATGCGTCTGACTCACGAGCAGATGGACATCGTCGCCAATTACTGCCTCCACTCCGACCTTGACGCCACGCACAATCTCTGGAACGCCCTGCGAGAACCGATGGAGCTGCGTCGCGCCTTGGGGGTCGTTTATAATCGTAACTTCATGTCCAAGTCGGACAGCCAGATCGGCGAAGCGATCGTTAAAACCCGCGTTGAGGAGATCACAGGGCGCAAGGTCAAAAAGGTTGAGACGAAGCCGGGAACGACATTCAAGTATCCCGTACCAGACTGGGTTTCTTTCAGAACGCCGGCTTTACAGGAACTGCTCGAGCGCGTCCGCGAAACTGACTTCGTCGTAAAGGCGGACGGAAAAACTGCTTCACCAAAATGGATGGCGACAGAAGCCGCGCAAATCAAACTCGGCACAGAAATTTATCAGTTCGGCATCGGCGGGATCCACACCACTGAATCTAACCGGGCAACCTACTCGACAGACAGCCATATTCTCATCGATGCTGACGTGGCTTCCCAGTATCCGGCAGCCATTCTCATGCTCGGACTTTACCCGCGCTCGCTCGGCCCGGAGTTCCTCGAAGCCTACGACGGTATTCGCAGAGAACGCCTTGCAGCAAAGAAGCGCGCCAAGGAAATCGAAGAAGAGCTACCCAAGGTCAACGACCCCGATCGCATTGCAGCCCTGAACCGGGAACTCGAAGAGTGCAAGGTGAAGGACAAAGGCGGCAAGATCCAATTGAACGGTGTCTACGGGAAGCTCGGCAGCCGATACAGCATCCTCTATGCGCCTCACCTGCTCCTCTCGGTGACGCTCACCTGCCAGCTTGCTATTCTGATGCTGGTCGAACGCGCGCTGGAAGCCGGCATTAATGTTGTCAGCGGAAACACTGACGGCGTGCTCTTCCAGTGTCCGCGAGACATGTACGATGGGCTGATAAAGGACAGACTGAAGCCGTCAGTGCTGCAACAGGTTTGCGCTCAGTGGGAAGCCGATACTGGTTTCGACCTCGAATTCGGCGAATACAAGGCCATCTATAATCAGTCGGTCAACAGCTACTTTGCGATCAAGATGGACGGAAAACACAAGCGCAAAGGACCGCTCGGCAACCCGTGGAACCCTGACAAGTCTGACTTTGACCCGGTGCGCGGCCAGTTGATGAAGAACCCGCAGATGACAATCTGCTCCGACGCCGCCTTGGCCCGCATCAAGCACGGCACCCCGATTGAAGAGACCATCAGAGCCTGTCGCGACATCCGGCAATTCGTCACCGTCATCAAAGCCGCTAACGGGGCGACATGGCGCGACCAGTACCTCGGCAAGGCGATACGCTACTATTGGTCGACCGACGGGGACGCGATCTATGACACCGTGCCGCATGAGACGACCGGCAACTTCAAGAAGATTCCGAAAACCGATGGCGCCGCAGAATGCATGCGGCTCCCCGACGACTTTCCGGAAGACATCGATTACCAGAGATACATTGAGGAAACCGAGACAATCCTTGGCGATCTAGGCTTTTATGGTCCAAAGCCGCCGAAGCTGAAGCGCATCCGGCTCACCAAAGCCAATCGCGAAACGGTCTTGCGCACCTGGATGGTAGCGGCATGACGCGACTCGCTGTCATCGGTAGCCGCACCTTCCGCGATTTTCCCATGCTCTGCCGCATTATTCCCGCCTACAAACCTTCCCTGATCATCAGCGGAGGCTGTCCGCTCGGAGCGGACACGTTTGCTGAATGGTGGGCTGAATTGAATGGTGTCGACCCCCTGATCTACCTGCCCGACGGCAAGCCCGGTGGCTATCATCGGAGAGACCGACAGATAGCAGAGGCGTGCGACAGACTACTTGCTTTTTGGGACGGCAGGTCGCCAGGCACCCGCTACACGGTCAACTACGCTCGGTTAATTGAGAAACCTGTCCACGTCGTGAGGTTCAAGAGATGAAACCCCTGCCCGATTTCGATTTCACCACGCGCAAAATCGAGAAGAACGAAGAACTCGATGCTGCAGCATGGGCGGAAAACAATGGGTGGATTGTCCGCAAAATACAATATCAAGGTCGTGTGGGTTGCCCTGATCGCCTCTTCGCAGGATACGGCAAGCTGTTCCTCATCGAGATGAAAAAGCCCGCCGCTCGCAAGCGAAAAAATGGTGGGCTCTCAGCCGGCCAAAGCGGCGAGATCAAACGGTTCGCAGAAGTCGAAGTCGAGATCAAAGTTTTTTACACCGGCCCCGAGGTGATCGAGTTCCTGCGCAGCCATATGCCTTCAGAGAAGCCCTTCGAGAAGGTCGTCTCGATTTGCGACCTTCTTTGACAACGTGATCAGCTTCTCGCTGTACCAGGTCATCATCTTGGTCCGCTCGGCGAGGTACAATGCGGCATTGTAGGCTTCGCGACTCTCGTCTTCCTCGGAATGCGCAAGCTGCATCTCAATCGCATCCTTTCGCCAAAGACCCGACTCGTTTGCAATCGTAGAGAACGTGCTGCGGAAACCGTGCACAGTAGCCCTGCTGTGGTAGCCGATTCGATACAGGCAATAGAGCAACGTGTTGTTCGAAATCGGCTGAGCAACCTTGTCTGGACTTGGAAGGACCAATTCGCTGTCGCCAGCGATCTCTTTCAACTCATGCAGGATCTCAATAGCTCGGTCGGTCAGAGGAACCAAATGCTCCCTCTTCATTTTCATCCGCTCTTCCGGAATCCGCCAAATCTGCTTTCTGAAATCAAACTCTGACCATGTCGCAAGCCGGAGTTCCTTGGACCGGACAGCAGTATGAATAAGAAGTTCGAGCGCAAGTGAGGTTTGCACCTCGCCGCCGTAATTTCGGAGGCGCCGGAAGAATTCCGGCAGTTCGTCTTCGCGGATCGCTGCTCGATGTACCGTTTTCGGTTTGGCCTTCATTGCGTCAGTCACAGTCGCCGACGGGTCGGTGGCCGTAAGTCCAGAAGCAATAGCGTAACGAAACACCCCGCTCACATATTGCCGCACGCGCCGAGCGAGATCGTGTTTCCCCTCCTCCTCGATCTCTTGAATAGTTGCCAGAATATCTCGCGCCGCAATCTTGGTTATGTCCAACTCCCCGAGCCGCGGGAAAACCCGATCTTCCAAACGGTCCCAAATTCGCTCGGCATAGATGGCGTTCCACCTCGCCTTTCGTGCGTCCCACCAGTTCCTTGCTACGACCTTGAACCTTCGCTCGGGATGATCCGCGCTGGTAAGAGCCGGATCACGTCCGTAAGCCAAATGCTCCTTTGCACTCTCTCTGGATTGCCGCGCGTCGGCCAGCGATACCAACGGATAGGCACCGATAGATAGGGTTTTCTGCTTTCCGGCATACTCATAATTCATCCGCCAAAGCTTCGATCCGTTCGGGCGAACAAGAAGATAAAGACGCCCTCCATCTGTAAGTTTATAGTCCTTCTCAGCAGGCTTTGCGTTGCGACATTTGAGATCCGACAATGGCAT